TTACTGCCCATCTTTGTCACCTCCCGGCTCGTGGCTGATAAAAACGGTGTGGGATCGCTTCGTATACCGGGAAGACATACGAAGCAGACAGTGGCCCATGACGCAGGCGGCCGCGATGACCAGAAGCAGAATAAACCACGCGGCAAGCGAGATGTTGCCGCCGATGATAAGTCCCGCATTTGGGAGACGAAAGTCCCAAATTAGATACCAGACTACAGCAAAGAACATAAGCGAACAGACGGTGATAAGCGAATAGGTACGCCGCGTCAGTTCGGAGCGGAGAGCATCGTTGCTATCCCGCAGACTGCGGATCTCGCCATTGCGCTCCGCCAGTTCCAGCTCAAGGGCACGGATCCGCTGCTCCAGCTCCGCGCGCTGGCGCTCCGCCTCCGGCTTGACCGCGCCGAACATCTCATCGATGGACAGACCCAGCACGCGGGCCAGCGCCGCCGCCTGCACGATGGTAACGCCGCCGTTGCCGCTTTGGGCGTTGCGGACGGTGGAGTAGGGAACACCGGAGCGATCGGACAATTCTTCGTTGGTGAGGCCGCAGCGAGCACGCGCCATGCGGAATGCTTTGGGGTATGCGCGGATGTATGGGGATAACTCGTCAATAACGGACATAGTGCTCCTCCTTACATAAATTACCCATATTGGGTAGCAATTCCCCAAATTGGACAAATTTTTACCCGAATATAGGTAGGAAAAAATTGAGAAAAAACGCGAATTGTTAAAATAGGGCAGAAATTGTCAGGATAGCTCATTGACTTTTCGTCTACGCCGGCAGCATAATGAATACAGAAGGAAGCAGGAAGCCGGACGTAAAGGGGAGAGAAATGAGCTTAGATGACAGGATACTGGAAAGGTTCCAACTACTGACAGAGGACGAGAAGATCCTCATCCTCGTTGGCTTAATAGAGTCTCTATCTGGGCCAGCAGCAGACGCTTCTGATCCTCGGTCAGACAGCGCAGCAGCTCGATCAGCTTGACATCCAGAGGGGAAAGACCGTCGCCGGCCAGGGCGGCGGTTTTTTCGTCCTCCCAGCCCAAAAGGTAAGCGGGAGTAACGCCGAGAACGGCGGCCACGGGAACAATGGAGTCAATAGGCATTTTTTCAATGTCTCCATTTTCCCAACGGTATACAGTCGCAGGGGAACACCCAAGCCTTTCGGCAATATATTCGGCGGAAAAACCGAGTTGTTTCCTGCGGGCACGGAGTCTGGCTCCAACAGTCATAAAATCACCTCGGCACTATACATAGCACAAAAGTCGCAAAAATGCAATAGAAAAAATCGCATAAATGAAAATTTTGTGTTGACAGGCGAGTGTCGATGTGATATAAAGAACATAGAAACTCGCAATAATGCGAGAGAGGAGGCGACAATATGGCAGTGAATATGCAGGAGCTCAAGCGAATTATGGATGACAAGAAAATCACGGTCGAGGAGATGGCTGTCGAGATGGGCGTCAACAAGGCCACGGCATATCGTAAGTTCAGCTCCGGCGGCGGTAAAATAACCGTCAGCCAAGCGCAGCGCATGGCACGGCGGCTGGACTTGACCGGCTCAGAAGCGGCTGCGATTTTTTTTAGTTAAAAACTCGCATTTCTGCGAGTGTTCTTGAAAGAGGGCACAAAAAACAGCCGAAGGGAGGCGGAACCCTCGGCTGTCGTTCGTTAGCTGAACAGTTCTATTGCCACAGGAATGAGCTTCGACGGTACCACATTTTCCATAAAAATCTGCCGGCGTTTATCCGGGGACTTTTCGGAAAAGAAGTCGTCATACACATCCTGCGCCCACTCTACGTCCAGCTTTAGAAAAGTGGGAAGTGTGCAATATGCTTCGCTGTTTCTCATCTTGTCGTCTCCTTTTTTTCTGCACCGAACGCGGAAAACCTGAAAGGAGCAGGAGGTGAACGGATTGAGAAACGTGCCCTCTTTCGAGGACACCCGCAGTATAACACAGTTTTCGCAAATTTGCAACGTTTTTGAGGAGGCTGCGGCATGGACGTGGGCAAAACGCCGAGTGGCGGCGTGGGTGACACATCACCCATTACGGACTTTGAAAAATTTATGGTAGAAGCGTATCGCCGCATGGACGCGGCGCAGAGGGCGTTCCTGCGGGCCGCGCTGGTAGGCGCGCTGACAGGGAGGATGTACGTGGATCCGTAACGAAATACACCGCCGCAAGGACGGCGGTGTGACCATAAAGCCGCGGTTCGTCGGCTGGAAAAGAAAGCCCCGCCGCAAGCGGCGGGACAATCACAGGACGCGGCGGGCGCAAGAGAGGAGGGCAGGACATGACGAACATAGAACAGCTGCCTCGGCTGCTGACGGTGCCGGAGGTGGCGAAGCTGCTGGGCGTCAACCAGGGGAAGGTACACGAGCTGCGGAAAAGCGGTCTGCTGCCCTTCCTGAAGCTGGGTGCCTACAAGTGCCGCCTGGAGGCACTGGAGGAATTCTTAGCGAAATGGGAGGGCTGGGACATCTCAAATCCCTATCAACCGTGCGAAATGAACCCGGCGGAGGCCGGGGGCAAATAATCAACAACAGGAGGAAAACGACATGAAGCATGAGACTTTGACCATTTGGAACGCGGAGGACTTTGCCCGCCCGGAGAAGCTGGCGGCGCTGCGCGTGGGCGACGAGGTCGCCTTCCAACTCAAGAACGGCAAAGATGCCGCCTTTGTGGTGACGGACATCGCCGACGGCGTCCTTACCGGATGCCTTTTTAAGGGCGTGCGGGACATGGCCATGTACGACGGCCGCCGCTGGTGGAACACGGACTATGTGAACTACCCGGAGAGCGACGCCAGAGAACGCCTCAACGAGGAGCTCCTATCCCTGCTGCCGGACGAGCTGGCGGCACTACTGCTTGCGCGCACTATCGCCCAGACGGTGGACGGCGAGGCGTACAGCTGCACGGACAAGCTGTGGCCCCTGTCCGCGGTGGAGGTGTTCGGCGAGGGCGCGCCGGGCTGGATGCAGCGGGACGACACGCCGGACAAGCCCCTGGCGTTCTTTGCCGAGAACCAGAGCAACCGGAAAGCGTACCTGTGGTATGCCTGGCTGCGCTCGCCGTATGCCAGCTACAGCGGCACGTTCTGCATTGTGAACACGTCGGGCACCGCGAGCAACAACATTGCCAGCAATTCGCGTGGTGTCGCCCCCGGCTTTCGCGTCGGCATCAAGGCCAAGACGGCGGAGCCGGCGCAGGACTGATCGAAAAGGCCATCCCCCGGCGCAAGCCGGGGATACGAAAGGAGCAGAGCATGAACAAGAGAAAGAGCCGCGGCGCCAAGTTCGCCGAAGGGGAGCAGGCGGTGTGCCTCACCCCGGCGGCTGCGGAGAGAAACGGCGGGCACCCGCCCGTAGGCACGGTGCTCCGGGCCACGAAGCGGAACGGCGCGTGGGCCTACCAGGTGCAGGTACGGGACACGGACCGCATCGAGACCTGGTCGGAGGACACGATGGGGAGGCTGACGGTATGAGCGCCTTCGGATGGATATGCGCCTATATCGGCGCGGCGTGGCTGGCCGGAACGGTGCTGAAATGTGTGGAGGCGCTGGGCCGGTGACAGAGACACGGATGGAACGGAACCGGCGGGCGCGGGCCTACAGCCACGCCTGCCGCATCCGGCGGCTGCGGAACGCCCTGTGGGCGGTGGCCGCCGTGCTGACGGTGCTGCTGGCGGTGGAGCTGATCTGGCTGCTAAGCAGCAGACCGGCGCCGGAGGGCACCGCGCAGGAGTCACAGGAGATGGCGGTCCTGCTGGAGCCGGAGGTCACGGAAAGCACCGGCGTGTTCACGGTGACGGGCTACTGCGCCTGCTGCACGCCGTACAGCCACCTCAACCGCTGCGGCGACCTTGTGCTGACCGCCAGCGGAGAGTGGGTACACCTTGGCGATGCTGTAGCGGTGGATCCGGACATCATTCCGCTGGGCAGCACCGTGACCATAGGCGAAAAGACCTACAGGGCGCTGGATACCGGTGTGTACGGCTATGTGGTAGACATCCTCATGTCACATGAGGATGCCGCCGCGGCCGGCGCCAGAAGGGAGCTGGTGACATGGAAAACCGACCAAAGACAGGGAGAAACGCCGAGCTGAAGCCCTGCCTGAACTGCGCCGAGCGATACATCGGCTGCCACGGCCGGAACGAGGACGGGAGCTATCGCTGCGGGAAGTACGCCGAGGTGGAGGCCGCCAGGGCCGAGGAACGGGTAAAACTGGCCGCCTACCGGCGGGAGAAGGAGATAGACCGCTACCAGCGGCACAAGATCAACGAGTACAGCGCAAAGGCCGAAAAGGCCCGGCTGTGCGGAAGGGGACGGTGAGCATGGCAGAGGGAAAGGGCAAGAAGGCCGACTTCCTGTGGTGGGTACAGTGCGAGGGCCACTACGACGTGCCGGTGATCGCCCCCAACTGGGAGCTGGCCACGGTGGAGGCGGCGCACCTGTGGGGCGTGCCGTGGGCCAAGGTGGCCGCCCGGTGCGAGCTGCGGGAGAAACTGCCGGTGGTGCGGAACGTGTGCCAGCGGTGCGGCAAGATCTTCCACGGCTCCGGCCCGCTGTGCGATGACTGCATCAGCATCATCCGCATAGAGGAGCAGCGGAAGGCGGCCGCCAGAAAGGACTACTTCCGGCGGCTATATGCCGGACACTGAGGGGCCGGGCGAGAGACAAACAGACAAACAGGAGGAACTGTGCGATGAACGAGTATTTGGACAAGGCGCTGGAGAAGCTGCGCGGCGCCAAGGCGCCGACGGGCCAGCGAGAGGCCGTCGTGTTCAAGCCGGTGGTGGCGGCGCTGGAGGACTTCTGCCGGCAGGACGCGGAGTTCGCCCAGGCAGTGGTACAGGGCGGCAGCGTGGAGGATTGCGTCAAGACCGTGCTGAAGGGCGTGGGCGGCAGCCTGAGCGACCTTGAGGCCTACAAGCGGGCGGCGGCGTTCTTCTTCCCCGGCTGCGTGGTGACCATGAAGCTGACCATTGCCATGTGCGAGCATGACGTAGTCCCGGCGGCACCGCAGGAGCGCAAGGCTGTGGTGCTTGATCTGGCGGACTTTTGGTGAGCGCCATGATGGACGAAAAGGAGAGGGCCTCCGCGCTGGAGCGACTGGCCCCGAAGCCCACAGCGCAGGAGATGGAGGCGGTCAACGGACTGTTCCGGCACTTCCTGTTCAAGCGCAGCGGCAAGGGCGAGATATGGACTACCTGCTGCCGGCGGCATACCTTCGTCAAGCCGGACACGGACAACGCCGACGAGCTGCGCGTCCTGCACGCGCCGCACACGCCGGAGCCCCGGAACGGCTGGGACCATTCGCCCACGGTGAAAAGGCGCTGCAGGTGTCCCTACTGCGGCGCGGAGGTCACGGTGAAGGAGCTGCGGTACTCCGGCGGGCGGGCCAACCTGTGGAGCTTCCGGCGGGCGGTCATCCTGCGGCAGTGGCGGGGCGCCCTGTGGGCCACGGCGTGGGACTGTGACAAGAACTACAGCCGCGTCGGTATGAACGGTGAGCCGGTGCTGACGGAGCTGCCGGAGATGAAGCTGCTGGGTGTGTACCGCTTCACGCCGGGCATGGCGGAGCAGGCCACGCGGCCATGGTGGTGCAGCGGCGGCACACCCATGAGCTACCGGCGCCAGACCGCGCCCGGCAAGAGCAACGGGCGCAAGGGCGGAATGTGGCAGATCCACTCGCCCTACACCTACTGCGCCGAGCTGGGCGCCGGGTATGACGTGATCGGACTGCTGGAGCCGGACAAGGGCTTTATGCGCTGGTGCGGCCTGAGAAAGATACATCTCCCCTCGGACGACTTCATTGAGCTGCTGACGGCGTGCTGCTTTTACCCCCGCCAGATCGAAATGCTGGTGAAGCTGGGGTTGGAGGACGCGGTGAAGGACCTTGTGGGGCGCGGCGTGCGGAACGCCGACATCATCAAATGGGACGCGGACAAGCCCAGGGACTTTATGAAATGCACGCCGAAGGAGGCAATGGCGGCGTGTTCTTCGAGGGAGCCGCTGCGGACACTGCGGCTGTATATCCGGCACAGGGATACGCCGCTGAAAATGACCCTGGAAACCGCGGCGTGGCTCGCTGAGGCCACCATCGGCCGCGGCGAGGAGAACTACGCCGTGCGCCTGCTGAAGCGGCTGGACATCACGGCGGAGAAGCTGACGGCCTATCTGGAAAAGAACCGGGTAGCGCTGCAGGAAGGCGGCAGGCCCGGCTCCGGCACCCGGAGAGGGGTGCTGCAGCTATACAAGGACTATCTGGACGCGGCGGAGAACTGCGGGATGGACATGGAGAACCCGCTGATCCTCATGCCGCGGGACCTTGTGGAAAAGCATGACCGGGTGACGGCGGCGTGGAGCGCCATACAGCGCCAGTACCGGAAGGCGGAGGACACAGCGGCACAGAAAGCCGCCGAGGAGGCCTACAGGAAGCGGCTGCGCGCCCTGTCTGAAAAGTATCTATTCTGGACGGACGACTTCCTTATCCGCGCACCGGTCAACGCCGATGAGATCGTGGACGAGGGCAAGGCGCTGAAGCACTGCGTAGGCGGTTACACTGCCCGGCACATGACGGGAGCGACAACCATCCTGTTCCTGCGCCGGCGTGACAGGCCCCACACGCCGCTGGCGACCATCGAAATGAAAGGCAACACAGTCGTGCAGGTACACGGCTACCGGAACGAGCTGGAGGGCTGCGCCGACAACCCGGACCGGGAGAGCGCCAGAAAGCTGTACGCCGGGGTGCTGGATCCATGGCTGAAATGGCTGAAGGCCGGCAGCAAACGAGATGAGGACGGCAGACCGAAGCTGTCGAAAAAGAGAGCGAGGAGGAACGCGGCATGAGTATGTATGACATGGTAGACACCACGCCGGAGGGGTATTCTGAGGGCGAGGAACTGAGCAAGATGTTCAGCGAGGATGATATGAGCGAGGCCTTTGAGGAGCGCGACATCGACGTCATCACGGAGGAGATCAACTTCTACAAGCAGCAGGCCGGCATGGCCATTCTGGAGATCGGCAAGCGGCTGGTGGAGGCCAAGGCGCAGCTCTCCCACGGGGAGTGGCTGCCGTGGCTGGAGAAAAAGGTGGAGTTCTCTGAGCGCAGCGCGCAGCAGTATATCCGGCTGTGGAAAGAGTACGGCAAATCCGCAACCGTTGCGGATTTGGGCGTGCGGAAAGCGTTGGTACTGCTGGCTTTGCCGGAAAATGAGCGCGACAGCTTCGCCGGTGAGACACACGCGGTGGACGGCGCGGAAAAGACCGCCGCGGAGATGACGGTGAAGGAGCTGGAGAAGGCCGTGGCGGAGCGCAACGCTGCCCGCCAGGAGGCGGAGCAGGCCAAGGCGGACCTGTACGCCGCCCGTGAGGCCGCAAAGGAGGCACGGGACCATGTGGAGGCCTTGCAGGGAGAGCTGGAGGCGCTGAAGAACCGCCCCACGGAGGTGGCCATTGAGCAGAGGGACGCCACAGAGGAGCAGCTGGCCGCTGCCCGGCAGGAGGCCGAGGACGCCGCTGCCCGGCAGGTGGCGGCGCTGGAAAAGGCGCTGGAGAAGGCCCGCGGCGAGGCGGCGGCTGCCGAGGAGAGGAAGGAGGCCGCCGAGTCGGAGCTGCAGACCGCCGAACGGGAGCGCGACAGCGCGCTGGACGCCGCCAAGGGCTACAAAGCAGAGGCGGAGGCCGCCCACAAGCTGGCCGCGGCGGCCAGCAACGAGGGCATGACCAAGTTCAAGGTGGTGTTCGATCAGACGGTGGAAAACGTGAACACGCTGGCCGCGCTGCTGCAGGCGCTGCCGGACAGTCAGCAGGAGAAGCTGCGGCGGGCACTGCTGGCACTGGCTGACCAGGTGCGGAAGGTGGGCGCGTGATATGGCGGAACACTACGGGAGCTGCGTGTGGCGCTCCGGCCGGGCCGGATACAAATGCGACTACGCCGGCAAGACGGACCATACGCGAAAGGCGGAGTCTCCGGACGGCTGTACCTACTACCTGCGGGGCGACATCGTAACGGACGACCGGACAGCCCAGCGGCTGTATCGCAAGGTCATGGCAAAGAGAAAAGCGGCGGGGCTGGCGTGAGCCGCCCCGCACCGCCCTCTTTTGAAAGCGGCTGCCCGATGACCGGGCGGCGGCTTTGAGGAGAGGAGGCGAGGGTGTGAACCTGCGGAACCCGAAGGAATACTGCGAAAACCTCTTGTGGATACGCACAAAAAAACAGACGATGGCGCGCCTGCGCTTCAACGACGCACAGAATAACCTGTACGGCGTCATCCGCCGGCAGGCGGCACAGGGGAAGCCCGTCCGTCTGATCGTCCTCAAAGGACGGCAGGAGGGTATCTCCACGGTGACGGAGGGGCTAATGTTCCAGGACACGGTGACGCGCCCCAACGTAAAGACGCTGATCGTGGCCCACGAAAACACGGCCACGGCCAACCTGTTCAAAATGAACAAACTGTTCTACGACAGCCTTCCGCCTGGCGCGCAGCCTATGCGGAAGAACTCCAACGCCAAGGAGCTGGTGTTCGAGAACCCCACCAAGGACGAGAAGGAGAAGCGCCGTCGGCCGGGCCTGCGGAGCTCTATCCGCTGCCAGACGGCGGGCAAGGGCGGCGTGGGCCGAAGCGACACGCTGACCAATGTACATATCTCCGAGTACGCCTTCTGGCCCAAGAACAAGGACGAGCTGCTGCTGGGCATCATGCAGGCGGTGCCGGATGAGCCGGACACGATGGTGGTCATCGAGTCCACCGCCAACGGCTACGACCACTTCAAGACACTGTGGGACGACGCGGTGGCCGGCGTCAACGCATGGACGCCGGTATTCCTGCCATGGTACCTGGAGCCGGGGTACCGAAAGAGCGTGCCGGAGGGCACCGTGTGGGACGAGGAGGAGGAAGGCCTCCGGCGGGACTTCGGGCTGGACGATGAGCAGCTCATGTGGCGCCGCTGGTGCATCAAGGCCAACTGCGGCAACGACGCGGCTATGTTCCGGCAGGAGTACCCCAACACGCCGGACGAGGCATTCCTGCTCAGTGGCGAGGGCTACTTCGACAACGCGACGCTGGGCCGGCAGCGGATGCACGCACCGGCGCCCGCATCCGTGGGCTGGTTCGTTTTCGACGAGCCGGCGGAGCCGGGGGACGCGCCGCGGAACTGGCGGTATGAGCCCGGCGAGGCCGGGGCTGTGCGTATCTGGAAGGCACCGGAGAGGGGCGTGCCCTATGTGCTGGGCGGCGATACAGCCGGCGAGGGCAGCGACCGCTTCACAGCCTTTGTACTGGACAACCGCACCGGGGCGCAGGTGGCAGAGCTGCAGATGCCCTTGTCTGAGATACAGTATGCCCGGCAGATCTACTGCATGGGCCGGTATTACAACGATGCGCTGGCGGCGGTGGAGGTCAACTTCTCCACCTATCCGGAAAAGAAGCTGGAGGAGTGGCACTACCCGAAGCTCTACCAGCGGGAGCGCTTCGACACCTTTAAGAATGTGATGGTCAAGTCCCAAGGCTGGGTGACCTCCCCTAAGACGCGGCCCCAGATGTTGGCCACGCTGCACACGGTGATGGACGAGGAGCCGGGGCTGGTGGTGTCGGCATGGACACTGGGGGAGATGATCACCTTCGTGTACGACGAGAACCGCAAGCCGCAGGCGGCGGTGGGGGAGCACGACGACCTTGTGATGGCGGCGGCCATCGCCCACAGTGTCCGGCCCCAGCAGCGCTACACGGCGGAGACCGAGGCGGCAGACCGGCGGCACTGGACGCAGGATATGTGGGAGGACTGGTGCCGGGCTAATCTGGCGACGCGGAAGCAGTTGGAAGCGGAGTGGAAACGCTCCGAAAAATAAAAACAGGAGGAATGTGCGACATGGATTTTTTCAGTATCGTATGCGGCGCGGCGTCGCTGCTGTGGCTGGCGGCCGGTGCGCTGGCGGTGGAGGACCGCTGGCGGCAGCGGCGTCTGACCAAAAAGAGCGAGGAGGCGCTGGACAAGCTGCTGGAGGAGGTGTTCTGCGATGAGCAAGACGACTGAGCTGGTGGAAAGGCTGCGGAAGCTGCCGCGAGACACGCGAAAAGCCACCGTGGAGATCTACGACCTGTGCATCGAGGCGTCGTATGAGATCGAGGAGCTGACGGACCGGTGTGCCCGGTACGCCGAGGAGATCGCGGTGCTACAGGAAAAGGTGAATGCATGACCAGAAAAAGGTACGTTAAGCTGCTGATGGCCTGCGGTTTCCCGCGGAACGATTGCCAGGAGGCGGCTCAGGCCGTGAGGGTGACTGAATGCTCTTATCAGGACGATATGAAGGACTGGCTGAGTGCTTTCCGGTTTCGGAGGATATTCAAGCGGGCGAATGAAGGTCTTGAGGAACTTTCTCGGTGCATCGACATCTTGCAGCAAGCGCTGGGGGTGGAGTGATGGAACGACTGACGGCACATAGCAAGCAAACATCGCACGAAAACGGTATCTGTTGCACACATTTTTGCGGCCCCGAATGCCTCGGAGTTGGCGGAAACTGCGCCATGAATTGCAAGTGGGAAGAAGCGGCGTGGAGTCGCCTCGCCGCCTACGAGGACACGGGGCTGGAACCGGATGAAGTGAACGCACTTCAAAAAGATTGGAGCGACCTTTGCACGGTGATCGGAGAATGTGGCGGCATCGACCGCCTGCGCGAGTTGGCCGAGGCCGACAAGGCCGGTCGGCTGGTGGTGCTGCCGTGCAAGGTGGGTGATACGGTGTGGATTACAGGCTCAGTTCGGCGCTTGTATAGCGAAAAAGTCAGAACATTCTTCTGCGGCGATCCGAGTTATAGTCGCGGGATGGCCGACAACGGCGTGAAGATGATACGCACAACGGGATGCGATATTCCCATCCATGAATTTGGCAAGACCGTATTCTTCGCCCGCGAGGAGGCGGAGAAAGCGCTGGAGGCGATGAAGAAGGAGGAAACTGAGCATGCGTGACGAAGATCTGTTGGCCGCGCTGCGGCGGCTGAAGGTGCAGACCGGGAGCCTCGCCTGCCTGGGCTGCGGGCGGGAGCATAACTGCGGGATCCATGGCTGCGCCATTCTGCGGGAGGCCATCGCCTTTGTAGAAAAGAAGCTGGCGGAGGACAAATCCCGCAGCGTGATGGAGTACCGGGATGGGCAATAGGGTGAACCAGCGGCGGATGCCGCGGACGCAGAAAGACGTGGATGCTGCCTATGACCGGGGCGTCACGGAGGGCCTGCACCGGGGCATTGAGCTGATGCTCTACGTTCTCATCGACAAGCGCAGCGCACCTATGGACGATGTGCAGCAGCTGGCCAATGAACTGAACCACGCCGCCGGGTGCGTGGCCGATGGCTACATCACATGGGCGGACATTCGGCAGATGCTGAAGGAATACGAGGTGGAGGTGGTGCTGGAATGAAGAAGTACCGCGAGGAGCTGTACAGGAAGACGGTGTATTGTCCGACGTGCCGGGGCGTGACGCCACAGGGCTGCCCGCGCTGCGGCGGGGTGGGACTGGTGGTAGTGCCGGCCACAAGAGGCGACGTCCTCCGGCGGATGTCGGACAGGGAGCTGGCGGTGCAGCTGTTCGACTTCCGCTTTGACGGCTACGCCAAGGCGCAGGGCGCGGAGACCGCCCTGCCGGACACGATACATAGCATAGAAAACTGGCTGAAGGAGGAGATGGACGAATGAAAAGGAAGTTTATGGCCTGGTTAAGCGTACTGCGGTGGCGACTGGTACGCAAGCTGGGCGGCGAGATGCCGGGCGACAGGGTGTTGGTAGCTCGATCCATCAACCCCGGTCTGTGTAGGGTTGAGGTGAACTACGGGTTTATGGTCTGCAAAATGGCCGACCTGCTGGATGAACGTTATGCAGGCATTGTGCGGGAAGCAGTGTGGCATCGGCTCGTCCGGGAAATGGACGCGGCGGGGATACTGCGGTATGAGTTATATTGGACGGGCGAAAACAGCGTGACGGTCGTATGTGGTCTGCAGGGGCTGACGGTGACAACCTCGGAAAAGCGCGAGGCATGGATACATAGCGGTATGTCAAGCAGTGTACTGGGACAGGTGGTAGAGAAATGGAACGGTTTGGCAGATGAAAGGAGGGGGGCAGTGAGACACCTACAGATGTCGGAGAGCGAGATCGTGAGCAGCTACCGCACGGCCCGCGATCCTAAGCGGCAGATCGGCATACTGGCGGAGCTGAACGCGGTGACGCCGCGGGAGATCCGGGAGGTGCTGGAGGAGGCCGGGGCACTGATGCTGAAGCCCAGGAGCCACGGCGGCGGGCGGCCCCTCGGCTTCGATGCCGCGGCAGCGCGGCAGATGTTTGAGGCAGGCCTCACCGACGAGGAGATGGCCCGGAAGCTGGGTGTGCCGGAGAAGCGCCTCGCCGAATGGCGGCGCCGGCAGGGGCTCATGCGGCCGAAGTACAACAGGGCCCGCGCGGCGGCCGAGGCAGAAAAAACAACGGCTCCGGCACAGACGCTGGAGCAGAAGGAGGAAAGTATGGCGGTGATGACGACAAGCACCTCCGCGCCGGCGGAGAAGGCCAACAAGGTGGTGACGGTGGAGACACTGTTTGACCTGCTGCGGAGCGCGGTGGACGCCGGGTACGGCGAGGCACCGGTGACGGTGGAGCGCTGCCGCTTCACGGAAATGCGGCTGCGTGTGGAGCTGCTGATGACCGGCGGGCTGCGCGTAGGCGGCGAGCCGGTGGCGGTGGAGCTGGAAGGCGTGCCGGAAGCCCCGGCGGGAAAGGAGGCGTAAGACATGGCGGATGTGAATGTGGCGCTGCTGGTCAGCCAGACGGTGACCGAGGCCCAGAGCCAGAGCCGGATCAAGATGGGCCGGAACTATGCCAGCTTTTATGAGGCATGGGCGGTCCTGCGCCAGCGGATCGAGGAGACCAAGCGGGACGCCAAGGCGCTGGAGAAGCTGCACGGCGAGCTGTGGGACGCCATCAAGGACGGCAACGAGGACGAGGCCCTCATTGAGCTGGGCGCCATCAACGCCAACGCGGCGGCGCTCTGTGCGGCCTTCGCGGGCATGGCGGCGGAGGCCCAGCGGGCGGTGGAGGAACAGACGTAAACAGGAAAAGCCCAGCCCCGGAAGGGGCTGGGCGATGGCATCGGCGGACTTTGATATAGCCGCCCCGGACGGCGGTCGGCCTGCGCTCATGCGTGGGGTACGGACGTAGGCCGGTCGGGGCGGCGATATGAGGGCCCGGAGGGCTTCCTTATATTATAGATACGCGCAGGCGCGTATCTGTGGACTTGTTAAAAGGCTATGTTTGGCGGCAAAGGCCGCTTGCAGCGGAGGAACGGCACCGCGTGACGGCTCCTCCGGGAGAGGCGGGCAGGCGGCTTTACCGGCGGGCGGAGAAATGAACAGGCGGCTCGTGCGGGCACGGGTGCGACCTATGCTATTTTATCGCGGGAGAGGGAGGAGCAAACCATGACGACGGCGAAGGAGGGAATGTACATGATCACCAAGATCACCAGCGGCTCTGTGGTGGAGCGCCGCAAGACCTATGTGGGGCGCAGGCCCTCCCGGCGGGGCGCGCGGGTAAAGGGCAGCGCCGGGGAGAAGAAGCAGGAGAACAACCGCCAGCAGGCCATCCTCGCTCTGGCCCGGACACTGAACTGCAACTACAGCCACGGCGACGGCTATCTGACGCTGTCCTTTACCGACGAGGCGCTGCGTGATTGCGGCGGCACGCTGGCAGGGGCCAAGAAGGAGGCGCGGAAGTTCGCGGACCGTGTGGCCTACCGGATGAAGAAGCACGGCAAGGTGCTGAAATGGGTGATCGTGCCCAGCGAGATGGACGGCGAGACCGGGGAAGTGGTGCGCGTCCACGTCCATGTGGTCATATCCGGCCACGGCCTGCGGCTGGAGGACGGCGTGTTCTGGCTGTACGGCGAGAAGCTGGACGACGTGTGGGGCAACGGCACGGTGGACGTGCAGATCCTGCGGCGGCAGAAGGACTACTACCCGCTGGCCCGGTATCTCATCCTGCAGGCGCGGGGCGTGGCGGACGAGAAGAAGTACAGCGTCAGCCGGAACATGGTCAAGCCGAAGGTGGAGCACCTGTACACCTGGTCACCCGCGCCGCTGCGGGTGCCGGCGGGAGCCTCGGCGCTGCCGGGGACGCGGTACGATCCGGAGGCGGGGGTGAACTTCGTGCGGTACATACCGGCCCAGCGCGATCCCGCCCGGAAGGTGGGCGGCAGCAAGGAGATGGCTATCGCCTATGCCGGGGAGCCGGTGGAGGGAGGTGACGGGGATGGGCTTTAAGAAGCTGCGGGGTGTGAAGCTGCCGGAGGAGAAGCAGGGCTTCATCCGCTACACCTGTCTGACGCTCTCGGAGCAGCCAAAGTGGATACAGGAGAAGGTCAAGTACACCTGCGACATGGTCGGAGGTGCGTACAGCCATGCCCTTTTTGAGCTGATGACCACCCGGAAAAGCGTGACGTCCATCTCGCTGGACCACGCTATCACGGAGAGTGTGCTGTACGACATGAGGAAGGCCTTTTACGAGAGCTGGTAAACGGCTCGTTTTTTGGGATAACTGACACGCTTTAACTGAATGAACTGCCCGGAAGCTGTGATTTTGCACGGCCTCCGGGCTTTTTGCGTTTTTCCACATTTCCGTGATAACTGCACGTTGAAGTGTTGCACAATGGATAAAACGGAGAGTATTCACCGGCGGGAAGGAGGCGGGCGCCGTGGCTGAAAAAGGGCAGAGACAACTGAGCGAGAAGCAGCGGCGCTTCGTGCGGGAGTGGCTGGTGGACATGAACGGAACGAGGGCTGCGGTCCGGGCTGGGTACAGCGAAAAGAGCGCGGCCAACACGGCCAGCCGGTTGATGAAGGATCCGGCGGTGCAGGCCTACCGGGACGAGCTGCTGAAAACGGAGTTTGAGGCGCTGGGCGTGACACGACACTCGCTGGCGGTGGAGGTCTGGCGCGTGTACGAACGGTGCAGCGCCGCCAAGCCGGTGATGCAGTGGGACAGCGATTTGAAAGCCTATGTGGAAAGCGGCCAATGGCAGTTTGACGCCAAGGGCTGTTTGAAGGCGCTGGGAATGCTGCACGACATGATCGAGCGCATGGACCGGCAGGACGATGAGGACGGCGCCGGGGATTATGAAACGATGCTTGCCGGCGGGAACCGGGAATTTTGATGGGAGGAAGCCATGAACAGGAAAGACCAGGAGAAGCTGCAGGTGTGGCAGGAGCGTCTGGCGCTGGCGGAGAACGCCATCGCCGGGGAGCGCGAGAGGATGCTCCGGCGGGAGCAGCAGTATGAGGGCGGGCACACCATCTACGCCCCGGACGGCACCAAGGCCAGGGAGAGCCTTGCCAGCCATGTGCGGAACGTGAGCTTCGAGATCATCGAAACGCAGGTGGACAGCACCATCCCTTCACCGAAGGTGACGGCGGTGCGGGAGGAGGACGAGTGGCTGGCGGACGTGATCGAGGCCATGCTGCGGGATGTGATGGACCGGCTGCCCTCGGAGCGCATGAACGACGAGGGCGAGAGACTGAGCCCGGTGCAGGGCGGCTACGGCTTGCTGGTGGACTGGCTGGACAGCGTCAGCGGCAAGGACTGGCTGGGTGATCTGAAGGTGAGCCTCGTCCACCCCTATGGCATCGTACCGCAGGCCGGCATGACGCAGGTGGCGGACATGGATTTTTTCTTCCTCAAGACGCCGCAGACGAAGCGGCAGATCAGAAAGTTCTACGGCGTGGACGTCAACAACGAGAACGAGAGCGATCCGGACGCCCGGCGGCTGGGCGCGTCGGCGGACACCACGGACCAGCTGGTGACGATGGTGACCGCCTACTACCGCAACGGCAAAGGCGGCATCGGGCGGCTGCGCTGGGTGAACGACGTGGTGCTGGAGGACCTGGAGGACTATCAGCTCCGGCGGGTACACCGCTGCACCGCCTGCGGCGCCGTGGGCGACGGCAAGAAGTGCGCCTACTGCGGCTCCAAGAAGTTTGAGGATGAGGTCATGGAGTACGAGGAGCTGACGGAGGACATCGTGCTGCGGAATGGCGCGGTGATCCCGGCGGTCAGCACCGTGCGGGACGAGATGGGCCAGCCGGTGGCACTGGAGGCGGGCGTGCTGTTGCCGCAGATGCAGCCGGGCGGCGGTCCGGCGGTGGCCGTGACGGAGGCAGCCTACCGGCAGGAGCAGACGCGCATCCCCTACTACAAGCCGGACGTGTTCCCGCTGGTCATCCGCAAAAACGTGAGTATGCCGGGGCGGTTCTGGGGCAGCAGCGACCTTGACGCCATCTTTGACCAGCAGAACAGCCTCAACAAGCTCTGCACGAAGTTGAACACAAAGGTGCTGTCCGGCGGCAGCTTCACCACCGTGCCGCCCGGCGCGCAGTTCATCACCGACAAAGACGGCGTGCGGGTAGAGCTGCAGAACCCGGCGCAGGTGGAGATGATCAAGACCTTTAACACGCAGGTGGACATCAACACAGATCTGGCCATGATGGCGCAGATCTACGAGCAGGCACGGCAGACCATCGGCATCACGGACAGTATGCAGGGGCGGAAGGATCCCACGGCCACCAGCGCCGTGGCCAAGGAGTTCAGCGCCCAGCAGGCGGCTGGGCGTCTGGAGAGCAAGCGGGTGATGAAGCGGGCCATGTACCAGGACCTGTTTGAAGCCATCTTCAAGTGGATGCTGGCCTACTGCGACGAGCCGCGCACAATCCGGCGGACGGACGAACACGGCGACGTAGAGTATGTGACCTTCGACCGCCACGACTTCCTGTACCAGGACGAGGCGGGGGAGTGGCAGTACAACACGGATTTTCTGTTCTCCTGCGACAGCTCGGCGCCGCTGGCCTCGGACCGGCAGGCCTTGTGGAAGGAAACGCGGATGAACTTCCAGGAGGGCGCCATGGGCAGCCCCACGGAGATCACGACGCTGCTGCGTTTCTGGGAGCAGATGGAGAAGCTGCACTACCCCATGGCCGGGGACATGGTCAAGAGCCTGCGGGATCAGATGGAGCGCCAGCAGGCCCAACAGGCCCAACAGACGCCGCCGACGGCGCCGGACAGCCCCAGCGGCAGCGGCGGCACGGAACCCACGGCGGAGGAGCTGCTGGCGATGGCGGCACAGCAGGGAGGGGGCGAGATGGCATGAAGTGCCCGGAGTGCGGTCTGGAGATGATGATCTACAGCGCCACGGTGAACGCGGACGGCGGCAGCGAGACCGCCTATGTGTGCCGGAACCCGCAATGTGCCCGGTACGACCGGCGGCTCAGAAAAAAGAAGGACGCTCCGGCGGCGGACGACGCGGCCAAAGCGTGAGGCGGCCCTCCGGGGCCGCGGTGGGTGGTTTCGCACGCCGCCCGGAGCCAGACAGATTTTCCTCCTGTCTTACTACCGGACGCCCTGCCGAAAGGCGGGGCATCCACCGCAGCCCCGGAGCTGCACAGACGACATTTCGCCGGCGGGACGGCGGGAAAAACCCGAATACGGCGAAAGGAGGGCATGAGGTATGGAGAAAAAGAAGGGCTACATCGGCAGTATTGCCAACGTAGGCAGCCAGCGCGTGGAAGCGCCCGCCCAGAAGGCGGCGCCTGCCCAGAAGGGCACCGTGCGCTTTACCGGTAACGACCTTCGGACCGGCACCGGCGCCACCAAGGGCAAGCGCAAGTAAGCACGATTTTGTTGCCTCCAACAAAATCACCGCCTGCGGGCGGGACATTTCGCTTGGCCCCGGCGGAAAAGGGGCGTATTCGCACCGAACGCGGAAAAATCGGAAAGGAGAACACCATGAACGGATTGACGGAACAGGACTATGCGGAGGCCTTCGGCGTGGAGCTGCCCGGTGAGGGCGGCGAAACAGACGGCGCGCAGGAGCCTGTGGAAAACGGTACCGGCGGCGCCGGTGAAGAAGGCGCGGCACAGGAGCCGGGCACGGAGGCCCATGAGGACGGCGGAGATCCTGCTGAAGCGGGAGACGGCGCAGCAGCGCCGGGCGCGGAAGCAGGGCAGAGCGCCGAGGAGCGCAGCCGACAGGCCTACGGACGCCGGGCGCGGGAACGCGAAGCGGAACGGCAGGCCCTGACAGCGGCGGCACAGGCCCGCGTGGACGCGGTGTATGCCGACCTGTTCGCGGGCCAGACGAACCCCTACACCGGCCGGCCCATCCGCACGGAGGCGGACTTCCGGGCCTATCAGGAGGCCAAGGCCAGACAGGAGCGCGAGGAGCAGATGCTCTCCGCCGGCGTGGATCCGGCGGCGCTGCAGGGCATGGTGGACGACGCCGTGAAGCCCCTACGGGAGCAGGTGCAGCGCCAGCGCCTGGAGGGCATGAGCGCCGAAGCGCGGAACGTGACCGCCCAGGCACAGGCGGCCATCCGGCAGGGCCTTGAGGCGGTGCGCGTGAAGTACGACGGCAGCGTCCAGAGCCTTGAGGACATTGTGGCCATGCCCACCGGGGCAGCCTTCCGCGACTATGTGGAAAAGGGCCTGTCCATCGAGGATGCCTTCTACATGGCAAACCGCGACGCCGTGGACAAGCGGCGCATGGAGGCAGCCAAGCAGGCGGGCATCAAGCAGGCAAGCGGCAAGCGCCACATGGCCCCGGTGCCCGGCGCTGCGGGCGAGGCCCCCTATGTGGCCACACCGCGGCAGAGAGAGATGTACCGCGAGATCAATCCCAATGCGACGGACGACGAGATCAACGCCGCATACGGAGAATTCTACAAACAGTGAAGCCCCGACACGGGGCGGGAAAGGAGATAACAAACTATGTTCATGCTTAGCAGAATGCTGGTGGGCAATACGCCCCCCATCGTGTATATGCAGCCCACTGACAGCGAGAGCTACCAGGTGGGCGAGGCGCTGAAGCTGGCCAGCGGCAAGGTGACGCTGTGCAGCGGCGCCGCGGCACCCAGCCATGTGTGCGTGGGCCCCATCGACGACAACGGCGTGGTGCCGTGCGTGGAGGTGCAGAAGTACATGGAGTTCGAGACCACCCTGGGTGTGGCCCCGACGGACTCCGCGACCGTCGGCGTGGGCGACAAGGTCACCCTGCACACCGACGGTATGCAGGTCACCGCCACCAAGACCGGCGGCGTGGCAGAGGTCACCGGCATCGACGGCCAGACCGTCGGTTCCCGTGTGACGGTGAAGTTCTAAGCGAAGAAAGGAGATACATAACATGAGTGGTTTTTTGACCGTTTCTATCGGTTCCGGGCTGAACGGGACCATCTACGGCGATTGCCAGGTGCCGCTGAAGGCATTTCTGGAGAGCCGGGGCGAGGCGTTCCAGCGTGAGAGCCTGCTGCCCTATCTGTACCGCATGGAAAAGAGCCGCCACTGGGCGGAGCGCTATTCCAGCGAGACCGCTATGGGCGACTTCGAGCCCGTGGGAGAAGGCGGCGATTATCCCAAGACCGGTTTTGAGGACGGCTACTTCCGGGACATCGTGAACATGACCTTCAAGCAGTCCTTCTCTGTGACGCAGGAGCTGGTGGAGGACTGCCTGCTGGGCACCATGAAGCAGCGCGCCAACAAGCTGGTGACCGCCTACGGCCGCACCCGCGAGAAGTTCGGCCGCATCCTGTACGCCGGCGGCCTGTACGGCACCACCGTTTCCTACAAGGGCAAGACCTTCGCCTGCGGCAGCGCCGATGGGCAGGCCCTGTTCTCCAAGACGCACCCCAACAAGGTCAACGGCGCCAAGCAGACCAACCTGTACAAGGGCACCTTCACCAACACCCTGCTGGGCAAGATCGAGACCGAGATGCAGAACATCAAGGGCGACAACGGCGAGCTGCTGGGCGTGGCCCCGGACACCATCTGGATCCCCAACGATGCCGCGCTGAAGGACGCCGTGTTCTCCGCCGTGGGCGCCGACAAGGAGCCCACCTCCGGCAACAACGCCTTCAACTACCAGTTCGGCCGCTGGAACATCATCGTGGATCCCTATCTGACCGCCGCGCTGACCGATCTGGGCAAGAGCAGCGAAAAGCCCTTCTTCCTGCTGGACAGCAAGTTCATTGAGCTGAACGACGGCCCCATCTTCCAGGACCGCGTGCCTCTGGACGTGAAGTCTGTCATCGACAACAACAATGACAACAACGTCTGGCAGGGCCGCGCCCGCTTCGGCGCAGGCTTCGCCGACTGGCGGTTCGTCGCTGTGGGCAATATGTCCACCGGCACCGACCTCACCTAAGAGGAAGGCGGTGGCGGCATGACATGGGGAGATGTGAAGCTGGCTGCACTGCAGACCATGTACTCCAACGAAGGCGCTGTGCTGACGGAGGACGACATCAACCGCGAGTATATCAATGCCATGCCCGCCAAGGCCAACGAGGCGCTACAGCAGATCGCGTCCGTTGGCCGCCCCATCCTCAAGTCGTGGCAGATCGAGGTCGACGCCAACACCGACGAGCCGGTGGTGACGGCGGAGAAGCTGATCCTGCCCAAGACAAAGGACCTTTACAAGATACCCCTGCAGGACTACCTGCCGCGCTTCCGCTGCCTGAACAGCAGCGAGGTCATGTTCGCCGACGGCACCGCCTACGGTACCGCGGAGGACTGGAGCATGGAGGGCGACGACGTGTTCGTCATCCCCGGATGCGTGGTAGGCACCTACACACTATGGTACAAGGCATGCCCGCAGACCATCACGGCGGAAACACCGGATGAGGAGGCGATAGACCTCGCAGCGGAGGCCGCTGTACTGATCCCGCTGTATATCGCGGCGGAGCTGTACAAGGAGGACGACGTCTCCATAGCGACCATATTGCGGAATGAGTACGAGGACGGTCTTGTGAAGGTGCAGACAGCTTACGCATCCAGCGGATCGGGCATCCGGTCCGCTGGTGTTCGTAATACGACAGGGTGGTGGTAAGGTATGGCACAATTCACGGTACCGGCAGCAAGTAAGAAGTACAGCGTAGTGGTGGAGGCGTTCCGGGGCGTGGACCTGAACAACAGCCCCAGCAACGTGGACAAGTCCAGGTCCCCGGAGGCGCCCAACATGATACGCGACCAGGTGGGCAAGGTCCGCAAGCGGACAGGCTACACCACGATGGTGACGGCCTACGGCAACGCGGCTATCAACGGCATCCACCGGCTGGCCGGCGAGGTGCTGGTCCACGCCGGCGGGAAGCTGTACCGGCGGAACATCGGCACGGACGGCGCATGGACACTGGAGGCCATAGGGGACATGGCGGACGCCAGGAGCCGCAGCTTCGTCTTCGACGAGAAGCTGTATCTGCTGGACGGCAGCGTGTACCGGGTATATGACGGCACGACGCTCTCGGCGGTGAGCGACAACGCCACGGTGCCGACGATCATCATCTCCCGCCGCCCCACCGGCGGCGGAACGGCCTACCAGGGGCTGAACCTCATCGGAAAGAAGTGGACGGAGAGCTTCCTCGGCACGAAGGACGCTACGGTGTACCAGCTGACCACGGAGGGGCTGGACAGTGATCCTGTGACGGCGGAGGTGCTGAACAGCGACGGCGAGTGGGTGGCCAAGGTGGAGAACACGGACTTCACCGTGGACAGGGAAGCGGGGAAGGTGACGTTCAACACTGCGCCGGGGGAGAGCCCGGTGACGGGACAGGACAACGTGCACATCACCGCCTCCAAGACGCGGGAGGGGTACGCGGATACCATCAACCACTGCACCATTCCGGCGGTGTACGGCGTGGGCGGTGCCACGGACCGGGCGTTCCTCAGCGGGAACAGCGACAAGAAGGGCACCGATTTCTACAGCGAGTTCGACGATCCGGCCTTTTTCCCGGACACCAACTACACCAAAATAGCCCGCGACGGCGGCGAAGTGGTGGGGTACACCGTGCTCAGCAACACGCTGGCGGCGTTCCTCACCGGCAGCGCCGACGGCCGGAACGTGGTGGTGCGTACCGGCTCGCTGAACGAGGACGGCGAGGCGGTGTTCCGCATCACCAACACCATCATCGGGCAGGACGCGGTGGCCCCGGACACCTTCTGCCGGACGGACAAGGAGCCGCTGTTCCTCACGGACCGCGGCGTGTTCGCCATCACGGCGGAGGAGCTGACCGGCGAGAAGTACAGTCAGGAACGCAGCTACTACATTGGAAGTGCCATCCGCGAGGCGGAGGACCGCAGCGCGGCCAGCGCGTGCATCTACGGTGACTTCTACGCCATGGCGCTGGACGGCACGGTGTATCTGCTGGACCTGCAGCAGAAGACCTACGAGAAAAACAGCCCCTACAGCAGCTTCCAGTATGAGTGCTACTACTTCCCGGACATCCCGGCCCGCGTCATGTTCACGGACGAGGACGGCGCGCTGTGCTTCGGCACGGCGGACGGGAAGCTGTGCCGGTTTGCATCAAGCCTGGACAGCCCGGCCAGCTACAACGACGACGGCGAGGCTATCACGGCATACTGGGACACGGCGGACTTCGACGGCAACCTGTTCTTCCAGACAAAGTCGTTCACAGGCGTGGCCGCCCGGCTGGCGGCGGCACCTGTTACCGGCGTGAAGATCTACGCGCTGGTGCGGGGTATCTGGAAACAGGTGTACGACGCCAAGAGCAAGGCCCGGTACCTGAGCTTCGATTACATCGACTTCGCGAAGTTCACCTTCAGTGGAGATCAGACGCCGCGCACGCTGTACGGCAAGGTGAAGCTGAAAAAGGTGGACAAGGTGCGGTTCCGCCTGCGGAACGACGAGGTGAACGAACCCTTCGGCCTGTACGCCTTCGGCGTGCAGTACAAGGAGCCGGGCACCAACTACAGGAGATAAGGCGGTGAATACATGGGACTGAGCGATTTCAAGATCACGGATGCCGACATTACCAGTAAGGGCGTACAGGCATCCCCGGACCAACTCAGCGGGACGGCTGAGGACAACAAAAAGGTCTTTGACCGGCTCACCTCCGGGCCGGTTAGGGACGGGCACAACAAGCTTATCGACGCGCTGGTCGCGCTGGGCGTGGAGCAGCTCATCCAGTACGGCAGCGAGGACATCAAGTACATCCGGCTGAATGCGGACGAGCACATCGAGGTATCCTCGGACGGCGCGACATGGACGGAGGTGGCCTCGTCCGGGCACCTGATCTACAACGCGGCGGGGCAGCAGATGCCGCAGCGGAGCCGGCTAAAGTTCGGCGGGGCCAGTGTGGTGACGGACGACGGCACCTACACCATCGTATCCGGCGTGAAGGGTGACAAGGGAGATACCGGCGCGAAGGGCGACAAGGGCGAGAAGGGCGACACCGGTGACCAGGGACCGCGGGGCGCGGCATGGTATCCGGCGGTGGACGGCCTGGGCAACCTGACGTTCGTACTTAGCGAAACGGCCACGCCGCCGCCCGCCTACAACATCCGCGGCCCCCAGGGCCCCCAGGGCGTACAGGGTTTGCAGGGCGCCGCGGGCGCCACCGGCCCACAGGGCATCCAGGGCCCCCGCGGTTTGCAGGGCGCCAAGGGCGAGAAGGGCGCCACCGGCGCCACAGGTGCCACCGGCCCTGCCGGTCCT